TCTGTGTATTGGTGAACCCCAGCTTTTCCTTCTGCTTGTCGGCGGCAGCGATCGGACCCTTCAACGCGTCAAACGACGAACCGGCGCCCTTCAACGCTGCCTCTAGCCGTTTCTGCGAGTCCTCAAACTTCGACGCCAACTCGACTGAGGCAGTGGCGATGGTGACCAGGGCAGCGACGCCGACCGCTGCACCGACTTTCATCGCCGACCCGATCTTGGATCCGGTGGTTGAGACTTTTTTGGCGAGCCCTTCCGCCTCCGCACCGGCCTTCAGGAACTGCTGCGAGAAGTGGTCGCGGGCGATGATGTCCATGACCACTGAGGTCATGAGGTCACCGCCCTTCTGCGTTCTTTCTCGGTTTCCTTCTCCTGCTCGTCATGCTCAAGCCGCAGGAATTCCACCCACTCGGTCAGTTCGTGGGAGGAGACGCGGTGCAGCATTTCAGCGACGGGGCAGTGGAAGATGTCGCGGGCTAGCTGGAAGTAGAATCGCCGCTCTGGGTGGGTTCTAAATTTTCGGCCGCAGCCTCAACCGCTGCCTGCGACAGGCCAGACAGTTCGGCCGCGACGTTGGAGACCCGATCCAAAGCGGCGGCGGATTTCTGCCCCAGCCGGCCCACATCCAACGCGGTGAATAGCGGGTTGCCGTCCTCATCGACGATGGCCCGCGAAACCAACTTGGCGGTCATGTTCCCTAGCTCGGGGGACGCTTGCCCGTTCTTCTGGAACTCAAGCATCGACGCTTGGTAAGCGTCCCGGTCGTAGCCGGATAAGCCGCGGACGAGGACGGTGCCACCCCATTCAGGGACGGCAACTTCTCGGGTTTCGACGTCTTTGGCTTCGAAGATTTCGTCGCGACTCAGGTACGGCATGTGGCTCCTAGATGGTTCGGGTGGCTTCGGCGATGGCCGTGTCGACGGCGTCACGCATCAACGGCAGGAACGGGACAACAGCCGGACCGAAATATTCATGCCCCCGTTGGAACACGGTGTCCTTACGGCCGAACACTTCATGTGTCCAGCCGCGGCTTTCCATCAGGGCGGGTAGTTTCTCCTGCCCAGGTGGCATCGCCGACGGGTCGACATACACCTTCACCGACACTGTTTCGGGGGTGATGATGGTTCGCACTTTCGTGGCGGCTGCTATCGCATGACGCAAACCGGTGCTGGTCTCACCACTCGCCGGGATGGCCAGCGCGTTGCGTTGCACCGCTGTTTTCATTGGCTGCCCGACCGCCCGCATCCGGGCCCGCAGCTGCGCCCGGGCTGCTGCGGGCACTTTCGCCAAATCACCAGCCAAAACCTGCAACTCTTTGGCGCCGGTGATTTCGAACGTCTCGGGCATTACAGCCCAGCGGGCACGGTGACATCGAGGACCGGTACGGCGGTGATGCCGAACTGGATTTCGATCATCGCCGGGGTGTCCACCCCGTCCTGCTGCTTGGATGCGGCGGAAACCACCACGGTGAACACGTCCATTTTCATGCCGGCGACGATGCCTTCAAGGAAGATCACGATGTAGCCGGCGAGGTCACGCACCAGCAACGAACGCACATCCGCTGATGTGGAGGACATGTACAGCATGAGGGAGGAGTCGTCGGCCTGAATCTTCCCGGCGATCTTCGGCACGAACCGGGACGAGAAGTCGGGCGCTTCGACGAGGTTGGATGTGACGGTCCAGCCTTTCGCGTCGTTGACTTGCCCGGATAGGTCGGTGCCGGCGTTCAACTCCGCTGCGGATGGCGAGGAGGTGTTGGCGATGGCCGGCACCCAGTAGTACTTGCGCTTGGATGGGGCGACATAGCGGGAGGTTGCGGCTAGTGCAGGTGCAGCCATCGAGGTCTCCTACAGGCGGCTTTCGGGCATGAAAAAACCCCGACGACTGTCGGGGCTGCGGAACGGGAAAAGGGGTTAGGCGTCGGCGGGTTGTTCGGGTTCAGTGGCGGTTACGTCATTGCCGTCGAGGCGGCCGATCAGATCATCTTTCGTGCCGGTGGTGTCCAGGCCGCGCGCATCCGCCTCGGCGATCAGATCAGCCTTCAACCAGCTGCTGTAATCGGCGTCAGCCTCATCGTCAGATGCTTCTTCGGTGGCTTCAAGGCTGGCGGCCGTCACCACCGGCTCGGGTTCGCCTTCAACCCAGCCGGACATTCCGAGTTGCGCCAATGATCCGCGGGGGGTGTAGATACGTTGCCCGGGCAGGTTGTCGTTGTCCGCCCAAATCATTTCACTCGGTTCCGACATAATCGCCGCCCTTAGAACTGGACGAGGGCTGCGGTGCAGCCCGTTGTCGGGGAATACGTCACCGTCGCCAACCCCGTGACAGGGTCCGCGAACCGGGCCGTTGGGAACGGTCCGAGTCTGTATTCGGCGGTGCCGGTCGCCGACAACACCAGGTTATGGCCTGAACCGCCGACACCCATATTGCAAAGATTCGCCGTCGGGCTGGCCACGGTCACGGTGATCGTTGTGCCGGTAGTTTTGATGTCAAGGAAGAAACGGTCACCGGGGATGAACGTGTCGGACGCGTTGACCGCCGTAAAGGTTGCTGTAGGCCCGGTCTGGTTGACCGGCTGCGGGGTGAGTAACGCCATGAGAAGGCCCTTTCATACGGTAGTGAACGCGTCGATAGCGACGCTGAACTTGAGGACCACAGTGAGACCGTCCCCGCCCTGCGACTCGTAAAGCTGCCCACGCTCAGCCCGGGCGTTCATCACCCCAGACGTACCCAGGGTGATATCCGGTCCCAGTACCCCCGCCAGCGCGTTGAAGAGTCCGAACACGGCTGCTTCAGCGTCGGGGATGACACCAACATTGGAGCCCCAGTTGATGGCAGCTGAGCAGTAGATCAAATACTGCTCACGGTTCGGGATCGGTGAGGCGCCTTCTTGGGCCCAGTCGATTTCGGCTGTGATGGGGTTGTTCTCATCCTGGAAACCGACCGTTCCGACCGCATCCTGCCCGACACCAATCGTTGGGCCGTTGATGATCGGCTGCGAGACGGCTGCGTCCCACAGGGCGATCAGTTTCGCTTTCGCCGCCGGATAGGTGGATGCCCAAGCCATCTACGGCCCGCCAGGTTTCGGTGCGCCCAACCACTCATAGGCTTTCGGCGGGATGGAGAACGACTGCGGGCTGATCTGCTCCCCGATGCCCATCACCCCGGACTGCACATTGCCGACACCGCGTCTGGATTCCCAGTTGTGCTGGAGGATGAGTAGGGCGGCCTGCTTGTAGTTGAACGGCACAACGGCGTATCCGGCGACGAAGACGATGGACAGGTATCCGTACAGCCCGGTGCCGGACATGACCCGCAGACGGCCATCGGAGCGGAGTCGCAGATTCGCTGTTGACCACGTCAAACCGCTGTTGACGTTGGTGACTGAGGTGAGGGAGATGACGGGTCGGCTCCGCAGCCATAGTGTGGTGAGGCCCGGGAATCCGGCGGCGCTGAACGTTGACTGCGCCCGAGGATCCGACAGATCATGATCCTCGGTGATTGTGCGTTGGTCGATGATCTCGTTGGCTTTCTCTTCGATCATCGGGGTGATCGCATCGCAATATGCCTGTAGGACGGTGTCTTGGGAGACGTCGGTGTCGAGGATCTGCAGTTGGGCGCGGGCCTCAGCGAGAGTCACGATCGCCATGCCCACATCCCCTCAGGTTGAGCTTTGCAGCTCGTTCTTGTTGACGACCTGGAGCTTTGCTCCCCGGTCTAGGACGACAATCGGGATGTCAGCGTCAAACGCTTGCCGCAGCTGATGCGAGATCCGATCGATAGTTTCCGCAGTCAACTTGCCGCCCGGGTAGGTATAGATCAGAACGTCGCCCGGTTCCAGATGCAGCCGCTGGATATCCACGACCACGATCTCTTCAGTGTCTGTCATTCGGTGGCCTCCCATGAGGAAGGCCCCGACGCATGGGAACGTCGGGGCCTTCCGGCCCTTCGCAGGGGTTAGCGGCTGATCGCGTCCTTGCCGACGTCTTCCGGCTTCACACCTTTCGGGGTGATCTGCCAACCACCCGGGGTGCGGTGCAAATCCACGACAGGCTCCGGTCCGATGTACGGCGGGGGTGGTTCCTCACCGCGGGCCAACTTCTCCAAGTACTCATCGTCGAGGTCGTGTTCCTTCAGGAACGCCCGGTCGACATGCGGCGCCTTCACTTGGGCGGCCTCAAGCAGGTCATCCTTCTTCGGGGCGTCGGGCTTCGGAGCGGCCGGGTGCGACGGGTGCGACGGTGCGTCAGGCATGCGGGTTTGTCCTTCCATTTCCTATTGGTATCCGACAGAGGGCAGATCAACGGTGTAATAGCAGCCGCCCGGGGCGTTGATGTGCTGTTCAAGGTCAGCGATACGCGCCAACTCAGCTGCGACAGCCGCCACCGGTGTGGGGCTACTCGGGTCGCGGGTGCCAGGGCCGTCCGCCTGCCCAGGGATGCCAGCCTCCACCCCGTTCGCGGCCTCATACCGGTCAGGCATGTCTGACTGGCCACCGTTCGGGCCGATCGACGCAACCATCAGTAGTTCTTTTCGGGCAGGTTGATCAGGTCACCGATGAAAGTGCCGGCGGGGCTTTCCGCGTCGGATCGCATTTCAGCCATCTGCGCCATCGCGTTTGAGATCGAGCCGCCCACAGTTGTAGCCGAGGGGTCGATGCTGCCCGCATCGGCTACCACCCCGGGTAGCACCGAATTGACCTGATTAGCACCCTCAGATGCGGCACCAGGACCGGTATGCGGGTACGGGGGAACCGGGTTAGCCATTGCGGCTCCTTCGATTGGGGTGGGGAGACCCGGCGGCGGCTGGATCTCCCCACGCGGTTGGCTACGTCAGGGTCGCGAACACCCGGATAGCGGTGGCCGTGGACACGTCGGCGCCTACGCGCCAGAACGCGTACCAGGCGCCCTGCCCGGTGGGTCGGCGGTTGGTGCCGAGAACGATCGGGTCATAAACCACGCTCATGCCGATGCGGTCGACGATGTAGTACTGCGACGCATCAAGGTAGGCGAGCACCTTCGAACCGGTGGTGTACACACCGACGATCGATGTGGACTCGAGGAACGGCTTACCAAGCATCCGCGGCGGGTCGGTGTTGTCGTTGACGATCGACGTGAACGCACCGGAGAACGCTGCAACGTTCCGCAGCGAGTTGATGACGTTCAGGTTCCCCAACCACACGTTGCGGGCACGTGGTCCGCGGAACCGTGCCGGCAACGCGGCCATCAGCGCATACACGTCCTGCGCGGCAGGTCCGGCGGCGGCGGTGCCAGCCCGGTTCTGTGACGTGCCACGGGTGATGACACCCCACGGCTGACCGGTGCCGGTGCCTACCGCGAACGCGGTCTCCTCGATACGGTCCTTAGCGTCCGCCAACAGCTCAGGCAACTGCTGCCCGAAATCCGAGTCAGACAAAACTTCGAACGAACCGAACAGATAGGCGTCAGCCTTCGCGGGCGTGACCTTCAACTGGCCGACGGTCGGCGAGGCGTCCGCGGCCTCTGTACCTTCAGCGGTCCACTCAGCGTTGACACCGGCCGAGGTGACACCGTTCCAGTCGTTCGTGGTTGTGGTCTTCACGTTGGCGACCTGCCGGTACGGATTCGCCGAGCCGGCGTTCGTCAAGATAATCGTCGGATCCAACGTGAAGGGAACCAGATAGCCGCCGTTCGCCGACGTGAGCGATAGTGCGGCACGGGTGGAGTATCCGCCTGGGTCGGTCAGGTAGGAGTCGAACGCGGCCAGATACTCCGGTGAACCGGTGACGAGGATCTGTTCCGCGACCGCTTTACCGAACTGCTTGCCGCGCTTGCGTACCAGCTCGGCGGCGTGCTTAGCGCCGTCGTCATCGAGACCCCAATGGTCGTCCCGGTTGTGGTACTGCTCGATGGCGTACATGGCGCGGGACTGCACCTCAGCTGCGGGCAGCATGTGGGTGCGTACCGAGTCGAGATCAGCGAACGGATCTGTGCGGTTCTTGACGATCAGGTCCGGGTTGTTGACCTCTACCTGCTCCCGGTTGGTTTGCCGCGTTGCGGCCGCGCGTACCGCAGCGACCCGCTGCTCCCGCTGCTCCAACGGCGCGAGTTCGGTGGTCAGCTCATCCCACTCCCCCAGCAGCGCGTCGGAACGAACCGACAGTTGCTCCGCCTCCTCATCGGAGGGGTTCTTCTTGGACTCTTCCTCGAGGGTGTCGATGCCGGCCCGGAGCTCTTCCATCCGGGCGCGGATCGCGTCCGCCCTGCTGAGTACTGCCGTCACTTCTACTCCATTCCTCGGATGATGCGAGCCATGCGGATGCGTTGGCTCAGCGACCGAGCGGAGTGCCGTGGCGCCTCATCAGTCAGTTCGACGTCTTCGGTTTCTTCCGGAGTGTCGAGAATGGCTATCGCCTCCTGCGGAGTGAATAGCCCATTGAGTAGAGCCGTGCGCTGATCAGCGGGCGCTGTCAGCAAGGCGCCCAGCATTTGCTGGGCGCGGACCCCGGTGATCGCCGCGTTGGCGTACGCCGGGAACGGTGTCGGACCGAATTCCCGCATGGCGATCTCGAGCCGGGTGACGGTGCGCAGTTTGCCGTCGGGACCAGCGCGGAATCGGCCACCGGTCGGACGTCGGGGGTCGGACTTGACGAACCGGCCACCGTAGGACTGGGCGGTTACGGCACCGATCTTGATCATTTCCAGAACTTCGTCGGTGAGCTGCGACCGGCCGTACTCGGAGACCGTTAGCACGCCGTGTTTATCGGGAGTGACTTCGGTGCTGACCCCGATCGGCACGGATCCACGGTCGGAGGGGGTGCCAGCGAGGGTCATGCCGTGGTGGTAGACGACAGGGAACCGGCCGCGATGGTGGGCGATGGTTTGGGTGAAGGAATTCTGTGAGTTGACTTCGATGTAGTGCCCGTCTTGGTCGACGATCTCCGTCGGGTCGTCGAAGACAGCTGCGTAAGCCTCTACGGTGCGGCCGCTGCCGCCGGAACGGATACGGATGTCGTCGAGGGTGACCGCGCGGACGAATTCGGATGGCCAGTCCGGCAGTTGCAGGCTCTCATCGGCCATTCGTGTCCCCTTTTCGGGCATGGGAAACAGCCCCAACAGGGGGCTGGTTATGTGACTTGGTTAAGGTCGGCGGCCGTTCGCGGCTGGGCTCTTCGGGAACGACGCGGGTGCAGGTTTCTTCGACGCCCCGGTTTGCACCTGGGTGAGTGTCTGACCGCCGCCGGGTGGGTTCCCGGTCACCGCCGGCCGGGTCGGTGACACCTTCGTGGTGTTCGCGTTGTTGCCCGATCCGGGGCCGGTAATCGGTGTCCCCTGCTCCGGCACAGTGATCGTCTCCCGTTCCTGCACACCCGGGGTGGGTGCGTTCGGATCCGGAACCAGCTGCGACACATCACCCGACGCCAAATACGCGATCGACGATTGGCGGGTGAACCCGGACTGCGTCAACGTCAACAACGCGGCGGCCTCCACTTGCATAACTTGCGCCCGTTCCGTCTCCGCAGCTTGCAACGCCGCGATATCGGACGTGTCAAACCACAGCTCCACGCCCCGTTCGGGGACGTTCGGCACCAGCTTCTGCAATGACGCGCAGGCTGACCGCCATGATGGACGGGCGTACAGGTCCGCGAACCGGCGCATCTCCGTCTGATACGTCGAGTTGTCTTCCGCCCCCTTCAGCCCGACAATCGCCGGAGGAACACCCGCGGCGGCGCAGATCCGCTCCTCCCCAGCAGCCTGCACCGCGGCATAATCCAAATCCTTCAACCCGTTGCCCAAAATAGGGTCAGCACCCTGATCGAACACCAACGTTTTGCCGACGTTCGCGACACCGCCGTACTTTTCGGAGATCCGGTCAACGATGAAGTCGATGGTTTCCCGTTTCATCTTCAACGGATATTTGACCGCGGTGATCGGCGTCCCATGATCCAAATACTGGGACTTGTAGGCTGTCATCGCGGTGTCCGCGTACACCTCACGCAAAACGGGTGCCAGCCATGACATGCCCCGCCAGTGAGCGTCCGGGTCCGGGATCGGCGAGTACTGCGCCACCTCGTCGACGGGGAAGAACTGTGCTTTCCGTTTCCCTTGCACTCCGGGTTGGGCGCGGGACGGATCCCAGTCGTAGCCGATTATCGACCGATAGGTGTCACCGTTAGCGTTGCTTTCCTCCTCCGAGACGATGATCACCTCACGGGGCGGCAACCTGACCAGTCGGTCCTCTTCGGCTTTCCAGTAGAACCCGGTCCCGGCGAAGGAAGCGTCCTGCTCCATCCGCGCCCACAGATCGCTGGAGGTGCCGTTCGGCCACGGACGCTCCAAGATGCCTAAATCGACGCGGCGGCCACGTAAAACGTCCTCAGAGCCGTAAAGCTTCTTTGTCGTCTTCTCCCGCAACTTAAACGTTGCCTCAGACAGCAGCATCTGCCGCGCCAACACGCACGCGAACACGATCCCGTTCGTGCGGTAGGCCCGTTGGGCTTGTTCCACCAGCCCGGTGGGGTTAGCGACCTCACGGTTCGGGTCGGGGCCGGTGAACGGCATGATCACCGCAGCGCCGGACATTTCCCCTTCCCAATACCGGCGCACACCCCACCGCTCAGCGACCCGGTCAACCAGCCTCATGCTGCCCGCCGCCAACGCTCACGCGCCGACACGGTGCCCGACCGTTCAGCCTGCGCCGTGTCACGGAACACCGCATCCAACCCGAGATACGCACCGGCGAGCATCAGCACGATCCCGACCATCCACAAAGCGATGAGCCAAGCACCAGCAACCATCACCCCGGTTGCTGCCAGTAGTTGCAGAGCTGGGGAGTGCAGGAAACGCGGCAACAGCTTCATCGCACTCCCCTCTCAGAAACTCACATTGACGTCATCCGGGCCCAGGCCCTCGCCATAGACGGACCAACCCCACAGGGCAGCCGCCCCCGCAGTCACCGGGGAAATGTCCACATCCGACGCCCGGCGGCCGAAAAAGAACCCACCATCACGGAACGGGCGGGCCCGGCACCCAGCCACCGCCTGATCAAAAGCCGACGACGGCACACACCGGAGGCCAGCCAACGGAACCGCCTCAACAAGCTGCGCCGCCGCCGACGCCACCTCCGACGACCGCATCGGATGAACCACCAGACCCGCATCCGTCAGTTCCCGCGCCAACCAAAACACCGGCGACGCCTCGTCCACCACAAAATGCGGATCGAAATCCTTATCCAGCTGCTTACAGAACTCCACCACCCCGCCAGTGCGCTGACGGTGATCCAACAGTTTCAGGACGGGGACACCAGGGACGTCAGGGACAGTCCCTGCACCGACAATCGCCACATCCCCGTCCAGGGAGCCGTCTAACGCCACAACCCCGGGCTTCACCTCAGCATCGGTAGCCAGCGCCCGCCACGACTCGAGGCTGACCAACCTGTCCGCGGACGGATCCCAGATACCGAGCGCTTCCCGCCGGAAATCCTCATCCGACAGCAACTTCCGCAGCCGCAACATCGCCTTCATCGGCGTCCGATGCGGATACGACAAATTCGCCTGCGCCCACGCCCCCCGATCATCCAGATCCGAGCCGACCGGGGCGGACAACTCGCAGTACAACACACCCTCCGAGATGCCTTCCAGCGCCTCCTCACGCAGACGGCGCCACACCTCAGACGGATCGCTTGGTTTCGGCGGGGTACCCATCAGAATCAGCTGCGGATTCACCGCCTGATTCATCGTCGGCGCCAAATCCGCCAACGCGAACTCGGTCAGGATCTGACCCTCATCAAGGATCAGCCGGCGAACCTTCGTGAACCCACGAATCGAGCCCCGCTCCCGGGCGGCGAACACTATCCTCGAGCCGTTACGGAACGGGATGGCCTCATTCCCGTGGGCGGTCGTGATCTCCTCATAGTCGATGTGCTGACGTAGCGCAGGAGTCTTCGCCCACGCCCGCATCTCCTGAAACGACTCCCGAGCCACCTTAAACCGGTGCGCCGTCCACACCGTCGTCGTCCCCGCATTAATGATCGAATCAGCGAACACCAACGCCGCAACATCAAACGTCTTCCCCACCTGCCTGGGGATCGACAAAGCCACCGTATCCGCCGCATACAACCCATCGCTGGTTTTCGCCAGAATGCAGCGATTCAGATCCGCCTGCCACCGATCAAACAAGATCCCGATCCGCCGGCAAGTTGCTTCCGTCGCCGGGAAGCTTGACGAAACTATGCCCGCTGGGAGAATGAGATGCGTAGCCTCAGGAAGAAGCCCATTCCTCATCGGGTGTTCCAGCAGCGGCGCCGACATCATCAACTCCCTCAGCAGCGTTCAACGCCTCAATCTCCTTCGCAATCGCCAGCAACCGCAACGATAGTGACGCTAGGTCACGCGGCGGGGTGTTCTCATCCTGAATCGTCTTCGCCAACCGAGACCGCAGAGCTATTAGTAACTCACGGTGACTGCCATGAGAGGCAGCATCCATGACAGACGGCCCTTTACGTGGCTGACCACCACCCGGCGGCGCATCCGACACCTTCGGAAGCTTCACAACGCGCTGAGGCCCACTCCTATACCCATTTGCGGTCATCAGCGCCTCCTTTTGGTTGCAGTGTGTAGCGGAAAAAGCCGGGGATAGAAAAACTTAGCC